TTTGAAATCTGATGTTGGTTCTATGTAGATAGTATCTGAATCTACATTATAATCTGCTTTAGTTCCTTTTCTTTTAGCAAACACTACCTTTGATTTTAGTCCAGATTTCTTGACTATCTGTTTTGCTGTATCATAAAAGTCCACTCTTTCTTTTATTTCGTTTTTTGGTGATATTCTAAAATTCACAACCTTTTTTCCATTTATTGTTGGCATACCATGTTCATCTTTTCCTATGGATTTGACAACAACTTTTTTGTTTTTGAATCTACCAGCTAATATAACATCGCCAACCTTAACATCCAAGACAATTTTTTCAGTAATTAAATTTAATAACTTAATCATCTTCCTTTTCACCAAATGCTTTCTTACCCCATATATAAGAAATCTTATCGTCTTTAATAGGACCACCTTTTGCCCAAGTATTACAAGAACGAGCAGAATGACATTTGAAATGATGCATCCAACAATATCCTAAAACACCTGAATCATCTGATACTTCACCTGGCATACACTCCAACATTCTTGGTGATATATCAAATGCTGTACAATTACCACAGAGAGATGTTCTAGCAGCCTCTACCGTTGTGTTCCATTGGTCAGCAACTTTTTTCCAATAATCACCAGGCTCATCTGTGTTAAGAGGACCATAGTTATGGTTCTTTACAGTCGCATCTCTGTTTTTTGTATTAAGGTCTACATCTTGAGTTGCTGGTGGACACTCTTTAAATTTTTGTTCTAATAAATCTTGTAGTCTTATCATTTTATTCCTTTAAGTATCAATTGTCTTTCTACCCATTTTTTACCACGATAGTTTTTAACAGGTTTTTTTATAAAAGAACCAATACCTTTTTTGACTAACATATTGAATTTTTTGGTTGCTTGTTTTTCACTTAAGGTATTTGAATTATCAACCATCATAAAATTTGCATTTCCAAAAAGACCTTGAAAATATATTTTATTTTTCTGAACCTCATTCCAAGACTCTTCTACTAATTCAGGATTAAGTTTTCTAGGTCTTTCCATATTTCTTTTTTGTGCTACTTCTAAATCTGTATGAACAAATACCATAAAACAATCATATCCTATTTCTTCTAATTCTAACTTTCTTTTTCTTATCTTTTCAAACTTGTGGCCTGTACCATCTATTATCATACCCAAACGACCTTCCATATAAAGTTTTTGTCTGTCTTTGGTAAGTTCTTTAGCTCTACTTCTTAAACCACTATAATCCTCGTAATCAGGATCTGTTAATTGTCTAAATAGTTCCTCTGGCATATCATCTAAGTCTGTACCAAATCCATACTTGTTTAACATACGAACTAATTCTTTGTCTTGATTTACAAGTTTTAATCCTTGAGCAGATACATTAATTTTTTTTGGTATTCCAAATAATCCTTGACCAACAAAACCTTTACCACTACCAGGTCCTCCAGCAAGAAATACTGCTTTAAGAATACCTGGATCCATAACACCTTCTGTTAGTAAGTCTTTTAATTTTACCATTTTTTACAACTCCAATAACGAGCTTTCCATCTTGGTCCTGGATTATCACAATTATGGCGTGCCCTAAATGACTTACGAGCTTTAGGATTAGACTTTCTAATTTTCATAGTTTTACCTTTTGCTGAAGAACCGCCGTGACCAAAATTAACTTTAACAACATTTCCTTTATCGTTCTTTACATACACTTTAAACTTTTTAGAGTCACCTTGCATTGGCTTACCAAGTTTGACTTTACGACCTTGATACTCGGCTTCCATTAAACCAGTCATTGTGTATCCAAATGAACCGTCTTCTGCCCATATATCATATGATTCTTTTTTACTTTTATTACCCCAATTTTTAGCACCTACCTTACGACATTTTACGAGAGCACCACTAGCATATGCTGATGGCCATACATCGTAACGAGCTTTGACCTTATGATAACAAGCATCCTTTTTACCGGCAGCTTCATCAAATTGTTCCTCTGTAAGAACTTTTCCAACTACTTCTTCTAACTTTAAACTCATCTTATTCTCTCGTTTTTTTCTTCCAGCACAATGTGCTTTTTGACTAAATCCTTTTGGGTTATTACAGTCGATACTTTTCTTATACTTGTCCGACCAACCTTCATTTCGTTGTTTAGTCTTCTTCTTCATTTGGTTAATAAATTTTCTATACACAGCAGCCTGAGATGACTTACCCATCTCCCTAGCTCTTTGTTCCATAGCAACAGCTGCTTGTATTTTATGAGCATGAGACTTACCACTACCTTTTATTTTAGATACTGACTTTTCAGCATCCTTGACAGTAGCAAACTTCAGCCCCTTTATTGTACCTTTTGGATTTTCATCCGTATACAAATCTGAATGGTTTGGTGAGTTCCTATGTTGACCTTTCTTACGAGGTTTTCTTGGAGCTTCATCCATCTTTAATTTTTTTCGTAAAACAGAAATCTGTTTTATTATCTTTTTTTGATTGGCTGAACCAGGTATCATTTTCATAGCTTTGTTATACAACTTTATTAACTCTACCTTATCATCTCCTTCACCCATTTTCATAATCATACCCAATGGTCTTCCACCACACCTTTTTCTGTATTGTGCTACAGTCTCAGTATTTTTTTTATGTCCACATGGTATAGACATTACTTCTTTGGTTTGGTATTAACTCTTATTGGTTTCTTACCACCACCTTTTAATGAAGAAGTTCCACCTCTTCCAGCTTTATTTTGTGCTGCTCTTTTTCTACGAGTAGCAGATTGTTTTTGTTTTTTACTCATACCAGCAGCTTTACTTGCTGGTACACATTTAGCATACCCTCTTTTTTTACCACTTGTTCCACATGGTGGATGTTTACCTGATTTATCTTTTTTACCGATGTTTACCCACTTGTCACTAAACCATTTTTTTAGATTTTCATCTACAATATTTCCACAATGAATACAGGTATTGTCTTCTATCAGTTCGTTGAATATGTCTTTTAGATGTACCATTACATTTATAAATATAATGAAAATAGGAAAGAAATATGTTAAACTTTTTTCAATTTGTTTTTTAACTGTACAATATAACCATCTATTTTTTTAGCATCACTATCATCATCCGACATTTTTTCTCTTCTGATTATTAACTTACCTAATGCTTTTTGTATTTGTAATTTAGACAACCCTTTCATCGACCTTCTGTAATATAAATGTTGTAGTGCTTCATCTTCTGCTTCTGCTCCACGAACACCAGCAACTGCTGTTATATATTCTGTCTCGTATACTTCTGCGTCTGCTACACTTTCGATTTCTTTCCAAACAGTATTATCCCACATAGCATCTAAATCTAAATTATCTACCTCTGCTAATGCTTCTTGTGTATCGATACTATCTTGTTTTGCCTTTTCTATCTGTTGTTTTTTTCTACGAACTGCAAACTCTGCATCGTAGTATGTAGTTGATATAGAATCACACTCACTTAACCATGAACCATAATTTTTCCAATTAGGTCTACCATTAGAATTTCTATATTCTGTATCATCACATTCTGTACCCATAAAGGTAGATGTTTTAAACCTAGATACTCTGATTGTATCTTGACTATAACTTAATTGGAAGCTCAGACAAAATAAAATTAGTGGAATCATATGTGAAATACCAAATCTCATTATTCATTCTCCTGTGATATAGTTTAGTTCCATCAAATTGCCATTCATTATCTTCATCAGGTATTCCTAATGGTAAAGTAATAATGACACCTCTTGTACGACCTAAAACAGAAAGTGGATTAGATGGCCAACTTTCTATTCCTGTTAATTCTAATTGTTCTTTAGCGTGTAATTCTAATTCTTTCCATATCTGATAAGTAAATTTCTTTTCAGATTTTAATTCTTCTAATTCAATTCTTTCTGCATATCTTGGTAAAGCTATAGCACTTAATATACCAATAACAAGAATAACTACAACTAATTCAATCATAGTATATCCTTTGCTCATTAAATTTCTCCGATTATGTATTCCTCATACGATGGGCTATCTTCATCCACATCACTAATAATAAATAGTTTAGTTATATATCCTTGAGATGAAGTATCGGATGTTATCTCATATTCAAATGGATTATTATTAGAATTAAATGGTAAGTCACCGCTAAATAAATGATTAGGTGTTCTACCATCAGATAAAATTATATCACGATAATCTTCATCTAATAAATTGTTTTCTGGCTCAGTAGGAAGTTGTGGATTACCTTTTATATGAGTCTCTTGATAATATCTCAAAAAAGTATCTCTAATAATTGACATATTAGCAAGATTGATTTGTCTTTGAGTATCCATCGTTAAATTACTAAAAGTGGGAATAGCAAAAGACATCACTATTCCCACCAAAGCAATACTAACTACTAACTCTGCCAATGTGAAACCATCAGTTGAGTTTCTCATTGGTATCTCCCTTAGTCTACGATAGCTTCTCTAGCACCAATTGAACCAACAACAGCATTATCGCCTGATTGAACACCTTTGTCGTATGCCCAAGCATAACGAGTGTTATCTTTTCGTTGGTGTGTGATTTTGTTGGTTGTGGTGTTGAATGTCCACTCACCATCGGTATCAGCATTATCAACATCTGTTGAATCGTATCCTACTGGTACTTGGTCTAAAGCATCAAAAGGATGGGTTGGCCAACTCTTTCTACCATTATCAAGAAGTTGTTCAACAGCGTAGTTTTCAAGACCAGCTTTCACAGATGCCATTATAGCATCTTCTGCTGCTTGTTCTGCTTTGTCTACCACACCGACATATCTTGGTATGGCTACAGCTGCAAGAATTCCTAAAATGATAGTAACCATTATTAGTTCTATTAATGTGAATCCTTTGTTGTTCATTGTATTCTCCGCTCGATTTCGAGTCTGATTTTAAGGTTGTAGTTTTTTGTTGAAGTTTAATGGACTTTCCAAGTCTGCAATATACAGAATAGGAGAGTAAGATTGTTGTCCACTTCCACCACCAGCAACTACTGTGTAGATGTAGTGACCATCCTGGAAAGGACTCTTAATGGCGTTTCCACCAAACTCGTTTAGGAACTCTTCAGCACCAACTGATACATCAAATGAACCATCTCCATTATCATCTTCTGATGTACTTAATTGATTACCACTAGGAGCTGGCGATTCAACATTAACTGTTCCAAATACGGAAGCCCAATTACCTGCTTCACTACTTTCATATGTTTCGAATTCATCTAAACTTGTAAGTAGTGCGTCTTCGTTAGCATATCCACCAGCATCAGGTACAGATTCATTGTACTTTACTTGTCCTGGAAACCGACCACGACCTTCATCAGTTACTCTAGCGTTATAGAAGTTATTAGCTGATTTCATTATCTTATCGATATCAGCAAGTGTTTTCTTTTCCTTAGCACCTTCTCCAACACCGGAAAATTTAGGTGCAGCAGTAGTAGCAAGTGTAGCCATCATAGCAGTTGTTACTGCAAATTCAGCGAGTGACTGACCACTACGGCCTTTTAGTTTTTTTCTTAGTGATTTGAACATTTCAGTTCTCCTTCAAGTTGTTATTGTTACCTATATGGTACAATAATTGTACCACAACCTGTTATTTTACAAACTTTTTTTTTATTTTTTTATTTGTGTTGATATTGTTGAACTTAGAGTATAAAATAAAAAACCCCACTAAAAAGTGAGGTTTCAAAATGTTACATATGTTACAAACTGTATCAATAAATTACAAATGGTAATTTTGCTGTAACAAATTCCCAAATAATCATTCCTACAAATGTAAATAAACCACCCAACATTGTTGCTAAAGCATCTTTATTACTCCATCCACTTGTTGCATAATAAACATCATATAGTTCTTTACCAAATGAAACTATTAACATTACTATCCATGATTCGGTAATTCCATATACTGCTGCACCACCCATAAAGTGTAGGAACTTATCTGTTCCCCATTGTAACATAAAATCATTAAATTTACTCATTAATATACTCCTTGATAAAATGTAGCTTCTGGATCTGTACCCACTTCTAAGTTTTGAAAAATAATTATACCATGTTGCATTATGTCAGCATATGGATTATAAAAATAACCATCCACCATACCATCTACCTTACCATCCTCGTACTTAGTAACTGCACCTTGTCCAAATTCTGTGTAATCGGATAGACCTACAATTTCTAGTGTTACTCTACCACTTGTAGTTTCTAATAATGATGGATCAGCTTCTGTACCACCTATGTATATCTTCTCATCTATAAGTTGTCCATTGTCTGCTCCATTATTATCATACATAATCAAAGCATAATGTTCTTTTTCAGGTGAGACTCTACCAAACTCTTTTTGAAAGTGAACCACAAATATCTTTTTTATAGAACCATCTTCTTGTACTGTAGATGCTCCATATGTAGTTACACTTTCATAATATTCACGAGGTACAATTTCTGAACCATTAACATACATTTGAATGTTTTCTTCTAACGGTTCTTCTACTCTGTCATCTTCACAACTAAGTGAAAATAATAAAAAAGAAAGTAAAAGTAGTTTTTTCATTTTTTTCTCCTAAAATACATCTTCTGATAAAATATCATCTATGGCACCTTTTATATCTTTATTATTGATATCTAATTCACCATCCATATCAGCCTTCCAAGTTTCTTTCTTAGAACCATCATAGAATAATGCCATTGATGGAAAGTTTCTAAATCTTAATTTCTTTACAACCTTTGGAGCATTTTCACTCTTGACTCTAATTATTTTACAATCTTGATATCCACTAACACCCTTAAGTATCTTTTCATCGACATCCTGTTCTTGCCATTCAGATGAAAAGATAGCAACTACTATTCCACCATTAATTTCTGATTTAAAGTTCTTGTCATTTACTTGTGAAAATGCAACAGACAGGAATAGTAATAATGTTAATATGTTTTTCATAACAAACTCCTATTTATCCCTTTTCCTTCGTTCAAGATCTTTGATATCTTTTTGTAATTCTTTGATGAGTTCTTCATACTCATCTAATACATCATATACAGCATCCATATCTTCTTGTAGACCTCCAACTTGGTTCTTATATTGTTCATATGACCGTGGCCAGTTGTGACCATCAGGTTTGGATGGATATTCATCCGTAAAAATCTTTTCTATGTCTATCTTTGGTAGTTCCTTTGCCTCTTCAATCTCACCTTGTAGTGTGTACCACATACCAATCAATGATGCTAAACCAGTTCCAGCTGCTATCATCGTTTGAACAGATAATGTAAATTTAGTATCCAATACTTTATCCTCTGATAACTCAATTGGTTCTTTTTTCTTAGGCTTTTCAACTGAAGGTATATCCTTTACCTCAGGTTTTATTTGTACAGATATTGGTTCGTTATGAATTTCTTCGTGTTTCTCTTCGTGTTTTTCTGTGTCTGAATCGTGGTTTAATAATGCGTTAGTGATGTCATCAAAATCACAAAACCCTTGATCTACAAGTATTTCACCAAGAGTGCGTTTGTCACCCTTAACTTGAACTTGTAAGGCTTTGTTGAGTTGTCTTTTAGTAATAATATCCTCATCACACAACAACTTACCGATTTTGATGTCACCATTCATTTAATTACCACAATTACAATTTACACAATCACAATTGTTACCACAACATTCACACATAATTATCTCCTAGTTTAAGAATTGATAATTAAGACCAAATTTAATATCATATGCTGGTCTTTCCCAATAATACAGATAACGACCTTCGGTAAAGACACCTAAGTTCTCTTTTATTTTTACACCTAAGATAGCACCAATATCATAATCATTCCAATCGTGCCACATTGGATCCATATACATAAAATCACTTGCTTCACCACCCTCTTCTAAATGAGTTTGATAATGAGCAGCATTATGATAGGCATGTTTTGAATGACCATAGTGATAAGGTAGCCAATTACCCCAAGCGTGTAACCACCATTTTTCATCATAGTGATACCAATCAACACCTAAAACTAAAGATGTTTCACTTTGATATCCTAAATCTTTTTTAACACCACCTATGTAATTTTCTAACATTTTTGGAAAGTGGTAAATAAAATATTCTCTATCTGTATAAGCAAATATTCTACCTTCTTCATCTCTCCACAACCAATCGTGTCCCCAATACTCTCCACCTTCATTCCAAAAAGGACCAGAACCCTCTACCTCTCTGATTTCACCTGTTTCAGGATCAACCTCGTATAGTGTTCTCTTCTTCCAACCAGTGGGTGAGTTCGGGTCAATCATAGTTGAGTCATACCACATATTATCATCTATACCAAAAGCATCTTCAGCAAAGTTCCACCATTGACCTTTATACCAAGTAGTATCTAATACCATAGCATCAAATCCATACACAGGATGTTGTCTGTGTTTTAGACCAACAGAGAAATGTAGTTTGTTTCCTAATGCTTCTGGTGTTAGATGTAATCTAATGTCACCTTGTCCATAAGCAATATCTTCAAGACCTAACTCAGTCCATCCAACTTTTGCCATAACAAAGTCACCAATATATCTCAACCAATATTCTTGGTTTAAATATTCGTTACCCCATTGTCTACCTTCTGAAAATTTTATTAAGTATTCCCAACCCTTTACAGGACCAAATGTAGCACTTTCATTTGCGTTCTGTTCTGAACCATCATACCAAACACCACCTTTTCCCGCAGACTTTACACCTCTTTTAGCTTCGTACTGAAATCTACCAATCTTACGAAGTCCAAATGAGGTTTGGAAATCAGGTTTTAATTCTCTTTCAGTTCGTTCTACTTGCAACACACCAGTTGATAGACCACCAACAATGGCAAATCTATCGTCTTGATAGCGAGGAGCATTTAAACTAAAACTTGAATAAGCTGTGGAATACTTAAAAAAGTTAGTAAAAAAGTTCTGACTAAACAAAGATGAGGATAGCAGTATCCCTAATATAATTTTCTTTAACATCTGTTTTCTCCCAATAGTTTTTAATTTACCATACCATCCAAGCTGCAGCTGCTGTTTCAACAAAAACATCTGCCGCTGTATTATATGCCCATTTCTTTTTTGTTCCGTAGGTTTCTTCTGTTCCCTCTACGAATACTTCAAAAATTTCCCAAGCTATACCTATAATTAATACCCAAAGTACAGCCCACAAATCAGTAGCACCTAACCATTGTGCTACTTTAGCAATAAACAAACCAGCCGCTAAATGATATGATGTCCATCCATCTAACTGACCACTTGATACTTGCCAACTATATAATTTTGCTAAAGGATTGTCCATTTTAATCTCCTATACTTAATAAGTTAATATACCATTAGCTGCACAAAGAGCAGCACATACAAATCCTACTACCCAACCAATTCCTATATTAATCCAATCTTTTACATTTAATTTCATTTTATATCTCCTATAAGTTACACTAATAAGTATTAGTAATCCATTCTTAATAAAAATTTCATTCTCAATTTCTGACTTTTTGGAATTGCTTTTGATAATTTGGCATATCCAACCAAACTATTTTGGTCATCATACAATCCAACTTCTGTTATGTAAGTTGGATAATTACTACTTGTTAAATTATCTTTTAATTGACCAAGACCATTTGAATTAAAAACAGTAGCATTTGTTGTGTTATTCAACTCATTTGGTTGTATGTCACAAGTCCATTCATAAGTATTTATGACAGTTGTTCCTTGATATGAAAGTGTATAATTACCACTTGTCACATCTGTATAATCTTTATTTGAACCACTTGGCGATATACTTATACCATCAAATGAACCAGTTTCTGTAATAGAAAAAACTCCTACATTGTAAAAAATATTTCCAACATAATTATCGGATGATGATAGAGCCGATACAGATTGTGAATGTGCAGCATTTGTAGAATAGAGATTTCCATTACCGTCATCAACTATTCTTGCTCCTGTTGTAGTATCTGTTAAAACAAAACTACCTCTTTTTATTTCTTCATCAAATTTATTTTGTGGAATAAAAACAATTGAGCCTGTATCATAAAACTTTGTTAAAAAAGTATCTCTACCAGAACCATCATTTCCTATATTAAATTGACTGCTATAATTATCAGAAGTAGAACCACTCAAATAAAAATTTACACGAGCAAAGTCATAATAACTTTTAGATACTTCGTTTGATGAATTGTTTAAAAACTGATGTCGTGTGACATCTGCTTGACTTAAAGTAAATGACTTGTGTGCCTTGTACTCGTAAGTGTTCTGATTTTCAGATGTAAATTGTTTAAACATTCCATGACATTAGTAAGTCAAACGAACCTTAACGATTGCTTCAGAACTAAAGTTTTTATTTATCGGTGAACTTAATCTACCAACAGCAACTAATGAGTTTTGACCATCATACAATCCAACTTCACTAATATAGACTTGAGGGTTGGTTACCATATCACTATGTCTTATCTCATAAGTTGAACCACTCCAAAAAGTTAAGTTTTGTGAAAGATTAAACTCATTTGACTTAGCTCTACAGAAATAATCATAAACATATTGTTGTTCTTCTGAACGAAGTGTTGTTGTGCCTAATAATAAAGCTCTTGTTAATTTATGTGCATTATCAACAGCATCAGCAACTCTTGTATCTGATGCTAATCCAGTACCACCTCCGGTATGAGAACTTCCACTTTGAATAAACCCATCATCACCAGGTAAACTTGATGAAAGAGCATTAGCACTAAACACCATCAAACCAGCATCAGGATAAAAGAATCCATAATTTTTTGTTGTAGCAGCAGTTTGAACAGTACCAGCAGAACCAGATACAATATTATATCTTGGACCAAATGGAACAGATGTCGCATCTACAGTTTTAGAATCATCTGTTAGTTCTAAATTTTTAGCAACACCAGCAGTATTAGAACCAGAAAGAGTTATTGTCCAAGTACCAGGATTTAATCTATCTTTCATTTGTAGTCTTTCAGCTGTCAAGATATAGACATCATTTTGAGTTACAGCATTAATTCCATCAGTTCCATCAACTATAGACCAACCAGCATCATCTCTTATATTATCAGCATTTGGTTCTACAAAATTAAAAAACTGTTTGTAAATAGCTTGAGTTGTTCCCTCTGTAGTTGTTGATTGTACAGCAGAGCCACTTCCACCCTTATGTCCATAAGTTATACTAAAGTGATCTTTAGAATTATATTGTAGATTATAATAATAAGATTTCTGTGTAGCAGATAACGAAGATGTAGAAAGGTTAGAACCAGCAAGTGTTCCAACACCACCATCGAAAAATCCGTTGGTCACAGTAATCTGTGTTGTTATAGTATCTTCTGCTATATTAAATGTTTTCATCATGGTTCAAACCCTACGCTGTTGTGTTATTTACATTACCGGTTACAGTTACAAATGCTGGAGCAGCACCTTCTCTTGTCACCTCTACCCCTATTGACCTTTGAGAAGTGAATTGTTGAGGAGCAGCATTCAATGTTAAGGTCGAAACACCACTTATAGTAGCAATAACAGGATCTGGATGGTCAAATGGTGGTAGATCCCTTAGACTAAATTCTCTACCTATATTTACATTTCCTCTTGGTCCAAGACCTTCAACAACTAAACCTCTCATATCTAAAATTTTAAAATCAAAATTAGCATTTCTAACATTTGGAAAAACTCTTGGAATAATTGTAACAGGATTACTTTCAGTTTCTCCAGCAATTTTTGTTATAGTAACAGAAGTTCCACTTGTTATAGTAATAAAAGAAAAGTTCTGTACGTTCCTTTCACCTTCTCCATATAATTTAAATCTTAAAAATACATTGTCATCTGGTACAGCTTCTAACATTGGAAGAGAGGTAATAGCACTTCCATATGAATCTGAACCACTTGGGTGGTCAGCGTTGTAAAGAGTATAATCAACTCCTGTGTCTCCAAACGCATATTGTGAAACACCTAGTGGTTGCCCATTAGCTAACTTCTGACGACCTAATTTGGTTAGAATGGCATCAACTATTACTGTATCATTATCTAAAATTCCCATAATTGTAATCCTTTAAGTTATAATATTACTCATCTATAAATATATCCAAAAAATATTTTACCTTATTACTTTTAACTTCTTTGTAGTATCTGAACCACCTACATTAATTGTGTATGCTGGTATTTTAGGTGATGTATCTAATTCAGGATCAAATTGTGGTGGGTTACTACCGTTATTTTGTGTTCCCTTGTAAATAAGATTTACTAAACCATCTTTACTTGTGCCTACCTTAAAGTAATGATTTATTGGATATGTGATGTTTCCATCCGCATCTGTTTTAAAGAAAAGTGTTCTACCTACCATTCTACCATCTACAGTAGCATCATCACTACCAAAGAAAGATGAGTAGGTATATCCACTTTCACTATCTACATAATAACGATTCCCAAAATGTCTAAAGTTATCATGATGATTAAAAGGTTGTTTGGCATTTGTACCTGTTCTATTTTTATACGAACCACTTGTTGGAAAAAACTCTTCTGTATCACCAATTGTTCTAAAGAAAACTCTACCATCGTATCTGTATGTGTTATAGTCTCCGACACTACCTTGTTTAGCAGATTTAAAGAAAGTTTGGTTTTCACTTGTTCCAGCATTTTTATAAAACTCGTTTTTAGAACCTAACAACAAACCAGTAAAGTTATCTAAAGTGATGTTAAACACAGTTTGATTTGATGATTTTGATAAATCAATAATATCCAACGGAGCAGAATTATTTGTATGTACCTTATCATTTGCAGTAGAAGTTATTCCTACATCAGACATAATATTAATAGTATCTTCTTTTAAATTTTCATTAACAAGAGCAGATACGGATAGTTCATCAGTTGGAACATCAATAGATTTTTCGTATTTGTTTTCGTTAAAATTTATACTAACATCAGGTTCTGTTAAATTAGTAGAACCCTCTGCTTTGTTAGGATTAAGTTGTGTTTGTAAAGAGGCTCTTTTAATTCTTGGTCTAAAAAGTGTATCGTTTTTTACCGTATAGGAAAATTCAATTTTTGTTTTTGCTGGAACTAAAGTTTCTATTTGTTCTAGTAAACCTGTCCCATCTGCTTTTTTCTCCACCGAAGATAAGTTTGTTGGTATATCAATCGATACCAATCTCTCATCAATTAATTGTTTTCTTAAAGTTAATAAGTCATCATAAATTCCATTATTATCATAATCATCTAAATAATCGTCTAATTGAAAATCAGCTAATGCATCAATTACAATAGAATCTATAGCATCCACATAAGAAAAATCTTTTCCTATTTTTGGTATAACTTTTACTTTTGGTTCATTTGTTCCTGATTTGACAGGTTGTTTTAAAGTAGCTGTTTTATCACTAAGACCACCGATAGTTTTCAAGTCACTTCCAATTTTAATTTGTTTATCACTTTTAATTTCATCAACGCCTCTAACTTGAAAACTAAAATTTTTAACTGTAGAAATACTACTTTTTACCTCATCAAAATTTGGTTGAGATGATATTGTTTTATTAAAGTTTTTGATTTTACTTGGTGAGGAAACATCTTTTATAATTGTAGCACCTACATTATCATTTAATTTATAATGGTAAATTAAATTATCTCTAGGTGCTGTTGCTGTCCCACCAACAAGACTATTGTAATTAAGAATATGTTGTTTAAATTTAGACATACTAATGTAAGCATCCCAAGCTCTAATTTGAGCAACTGAACCTGACATAGTTTCGCCAAAAAACAAATTGTTACCAGCAGAGTTTTGAGCAGCTGAAGATGTAATAAAGTTTCTATTGGCATCATTATCAAATGAAGACATGCTGATAAATTGAATGTTTTTGATTTTATCGTTGTCTTTCCTACCAACAAACATATGATATGATTGAGTAATAGCATATTCAGAAGTTACTGTATTTTTTTGTAACATTACATTAAAATATTTAGAATTGTTTATGTCATTAATATATCCAGTTGACATTGATATAGCATTAGTAGCAATAGCACTTCCACCATTTGCACTATTATTTAATCTAAACTCTAAACTACCAGTTGTTTCCGATGAACCAGATGGTACAATTCTCAAATCCCATAAATCATTAGAACCGCTAACCCTAACAATAGTCTGAGTATTATTTGTTTCAGTAGTTCTAAATATAAACTCAATGCCATTTGGTTGTGCATCGTTTGACCACCAATCTAATGCTAGATTATTAGAGCCAGAAGACAGACTTAGTGATTTTAATTGATCTGTTTTTTCTCTAAAAGAAACATTACCGGTAGTATTTCGTAATCCATTATCTAAATCATTAGTAGTTGAATTAGTAACAACACTTGGATTATGTTCATCATCAGAACCACCATATTCAGTTAAATTAAAAGAGTTTGTATCATACCCATAAAGATTTAATAAAGTATTTAAACTTTCATGTGTTCCTTTTGTTTTGTAGATGTAGATAATATTATTTAATATCTTTGTCCATAAAGAAGCAATAGCTTTTTTATCACCAACTTCGTCTCCACTTGTTGACTCTAAATAGTTGTCTAAACTACCTGTAATCGGATTATATAAATCAAATCCAAGAGAACTTCCAATAATTGGTAAAAGGTTATCTGGCATAGCATTTGGATTCTTATATCCAAGTTTATAAATGTTATGGTAGTTATCAATATAACTTCTCAACAAGTCAAATTGCTCCGCTAACATATTTACAAAATCACGAAGAACTTTATGTTCATCACCAGTTCTTAATGTTGTTGGTAAATTGTTTACAAGGGAGTGAATATTATTGGTATCATAATCTTCAGCAATAGTTTCCATCGTATTATACCAATCATTCCATTCAGATGAACCAGCATAGCTACCACTCGGTGGTCTATAAATTTTTGAAAAAGGATGAATGTTTGTGGGATTATTTTTTGTCACAACCACATCAGTAAAAGAAATTTCTTTATCATCAGCTGCATTAGAAAAAACAGGAAATAAATCACCTTGTGGTAATATAATAGCTTTAGCAGCTCCTATATCATTTAGTAAAGATTCATTATTAAGTTGATTTGGAAAAAAATAAGGTTCAAATTTTCCTGTATTATCTACTATTCCACTTGAAAAAGGTGCTATTACATTTGAGCCTGATAATATTGTCCAAAATAAAGATTCTTGAGCTTGACTATACTTGAACTCGTTAGTTATTATTTTTACCTTTGGTTTAAAGTAATTTTGTTGAGCTTTAAAAATAAATCTTCTATATTCAGATCCAGTTATTTGAGGGTTTTGTAAAGCAGAACCACTCCACGCACTAAATGGTATTTGTCTTTCATTATAATATTTATAACTACCCAAAGCAGAAATATCGTTTCTGGAATTATAATTAGCATTTGCTAATCCACCACTAATATTCAAAGAATATTTTTTAGAGCTACCATCAGTATCTCCTTTTGCTATAAAAGATAAATAAAAGAAATCGTTGGAATTATAAAAAGGTGGTTGCTCTACATTATACACATCCGTAAAAACATGAAGAGAATTACCATCGTCTTCTTTTTTATGAACTTTATCAAAGCCGTCAAGGTTTTGAAGAACTGTATTTGTATTTGTAGAATTATTTCTAAAATTATTTCCAGCTAAATTACTACCAATGCCAGGTGCAGATGAAGTAGAATAACTCTGACCATCATGATACATAAAATGTTCAAAATGAGTAAACTCATCTTCCACTTGTCTTATTTCTTTAAATAAGTGTTGTCTTCTTTCTATAACTTTTAGACTACTTGAAAAAGTAAGAGATGAACTTATTTGATTATATAATCCCTCTAACTTTACGGCTTTAGTTTTAAAGTTTTGTAATTTTGATTTTGCCGAACCAAAGAAAACATGACCATCAAATTTTTCATAATCAATGTTTAGGTTAAGGTCTTTTTGTTGACGAACAATTTCCTCTACTAAATTTAACCCAGCCGAGCCTGTTATAGAATTATAGTTATCATATGAATCTGTTGTTGAAACAGGTTCACTAATATACCCCTCGTCAATTGATAACCCCAATCCACTTACAGCAAGACCTTCTCTATCAATAAAAAATACTGTTTCAGTTTGTGATGATAAAAATTTATTTGATATATTAAAATTAGTTGATAAAACTGATACATCACCTGGTAGTGGTTCATTTAATTTTAATACCAAAGTTCTTTTATTACCAGTTACATTATCAAAAGCATATCCGTTAATAGGAATTAATCTTCCTTGTGACAATTCTAAGTAAGAATTAAACTGATAGGTATTTTCATTACCTTGCATAAATGAAACAATATCATCTTGAGTATTTATAGAACCACTCGCTACACTTAATCTTATTTCGTTACGACTTGGTGATACTTGAGATAAATGTAAATCATCAGTATTCAATCTATCTAAGAAATCATATTGTAAATTATAGTTACCTTCACTAAAACCGTTTCTATCTAAAAACTCATTAGGTTTAAGAAAAAGGTCATTGTCTCTTACATAAAAGTCAACACCCTCTTCTAATATAGAAAAGTCTAAAAATCCACCAACATCCGAGAACACCGATAGTTTTATTACACCATTCTCTAACAAATCAGGTGTGAATTCATATGAAGTTTCATCTGATATTAATTGTAAAGTATTATTATTATATGGTTGTAATATTTCCATTAGAATGCTTGTTTGTCATTATCTGTTTCTAAAAGTGGAGTTTGCATCACACCTTGTTTTTGAACTCTACTATCTTTTGGTTGATTGACTTTATAGTCTCCAATCAATATTCCTTGTTCTTTTGTTCCCATTTGATTTTGTATTGTAAGAAATTCAGAGTTAGTTGGGTTTAAATCAACAACACATTTATCATCTCTTATAAATATGTCGGTTGCTAAACTATTGAGTGACAAACTACCTGAACCATTGTTTATCCACTCTAATTTATCACCACCTATGAAATCGTATATGTCCCTTGGCTCTGTAAAAACTCTTGTTTGACTTAAATCTAATTGACCTGGTGTTTTTCCTAATATTCCATCATTAAATTTTCGTATGTAATCTTTTGACGATACTGTTTCTAAATAATCTTCTTCAACAAAATTATCATCTTTAACAATTTTAGAAACAGAATTGTTATAATTAGAATCTTCGTCTAATCCACCTATGATTGCTTGATTCTCACCAATCGGTAAAAAATTAAAATCAGTTCCACCGAATATTGAAAAGTCTTGACTTAATAAATTACCATCATTAATTACTATATTTTTTGTAACCAAATAAGTTTGTAAAATAAAAGAACCATCTTTGGTTATTCTGCTGATTATAATTTTTATACTCTTTACTCCAGGAGTATTGTATACATGAGTATTTATTTCTTCAATTGGTTTAAAATCATAAAATTGATCTATACTTAATTTATTTAAAGAATAGTTATCTTTGCTTGGATAACTATCCATGTTATATATATCAAAAAAATATGTATTTTCAATTTGTTCATCTGTTAACTGAACATCCTCATCACCCCATTGTATAACTTTATACCTATAATGGTGACTTTCAATTCCAACCGGACCACCATCTTCTACTGAAGCGCTTATTTGATTTTTAAAAAATTCAGTATTTGAAAATTGATAATTGATACCTTGATTTTCTTCTTCATCAGGAAAATAACTTGATATGTATGTGAGGTCGGTCAAACTTAAGTTAAATAGATTTTCTATTAATTCATTATTAAATTGTTGATTTTCATATAATAATATGTTTAATGAAATTTTTAACGGATAAGAAGTATCAATGTAATTTTGAATATTGCTGTTATAATATAAAAGTTGTTTAGCATTTGCAGCATCAGAACCAGAGGTTTCTACATTTACTATATAGTCTACATTTTCAAAACCAAAACTATTATTTAAAGTTCCAAGTATAACTTCTTCGTTTGGTTTAAAAAAAGGTGCACCAAGTTCATACCACTCGTCAGCATTGTTGTTTAGAGCTTGATTAGGTCCATACGCAGCTCTAATAGTTCTATCAAGTGTAAATGCCCGAGAGGAAATATCCAAAGGTGGAAAATAATTGGCATCATATGGTATTTTTAATGGATAATAAACTCTATTTCTACTTGGCATCATTTGAATTATAGGGGATATTGATGATGGTGAACCTTTTTCTGGTTTTAATTCACTTTTCAAACCAAGAGTTCTTGGGAAAAATATTTGATGTGTCCAATCTTCATTATCAATATAGTCTTTTATAGGTTCGTCACCCACTTCTCTTTCAAAAATTAAATTTCTGTACTTTTCTAATAAACTATCATCTAATAAAATATCAAAAGGACCCTTTCTTGGTTCATCTAAATAATCGTCTGGTCTAGCTTGAATATAACCAAACCCATCATCAGGTAATATTTTTATATCTGATTTTAATCCATAAAATTTAAAAGCATATCTTATGTTTCCCCCACCCATATCATCTTCTTTAACCATATCATCAGGTAAATCAACATTAGCATTAATTAAAATGTCAACTAATTCTTGGTCTTGATCTGTTAAACAGTAGTGACTTAAAACTTCTACCTGCATATCTCTTCTTAGTTGTACATCATCGTTAGGTTCTTGATTAGCATAAGATAGTGGAATTAATCCTTTCATTCCAAGAGAATTTCTTTCTTGTTCAGGAAATATTTCCTCATCAGTATTATAAAAACTGTCATCATAACCATAAGTGTTGAAATTTTGTGAACCTGGCGCACCTACTCTTTGCATAACTTCATTTGGAAAGAGAAAAAACAATTCTGGTATTTGATACTCAAATTCATCATCGTAGCTAAATCGACCATTTTCATCTCTACTGTTATTTGGATTAAACTGTCTAGCTTGTGGTTGTCCACTTACTGTTTCTTCTTGACCTGCTACATCTATTATTCTACCCTCACTATCTTTTTTAATTAAAAGCATAATCAAAGGAGCTTCTCGAAGTAAACCTAATTGACCTCTTACAGCAGTAAAAATATCGTCATCAAACTGAAGTTGAACAGGTCTTCCTCTACTATCCAAGTCAATTAACGAAGCATTAGCAAGCAATATTTTACTATCTTCAACAATAGAATTCCAATTACCCAAAGAAAACTTTTCTAAGTCATCATTGTTTAAACCAAGTTCTTTTATAGAACCAGATGGATAAACACCTGGTTTTTTATAAGATGGATAATTATTTATTTTCTCGAATGCCATTAGAATGCCTGCTCTGAATTATCTTTTTCTATACCATCTGGTATAATAAAAGTATCTGTTTTTAATCTTAAATTATCATCAAGTGAAAGTTCAAAATCTTGATTGTAATGGAGTTTACTAAAATCGGTTTTATCAAATAAACTGTCTGTTGTATTTACCCCAAAATCAACATCTAATATTAAATTATTATCAACTTCGTTTAAATTTGTTATTGGAGCATCACTTTTACCATATGAGTCTTCTACATTTACATCTTCAACAAACTCTCCAAATTTACTTACCTTTGGTAATATAGGATAAAGGTAATTGTCGTCCCATACTTGTTCATCATCTTCGTTTATAATTATTTCTTTGTAAGGTGTTCTTGGTGTTCTTGAACCTATCATTGGATCTTCACCATCTTGTATTTTAATTCCACTTTTATTTAAAAAATCAAATTCACTTGGTATTATATTATTCCAATAAAAAGCTGTAATTGGTGAATCACTATCATCACTTTCAAAACCGAGTTGCTCCCACATTGGCTTAACACCCTTGTAAATTCTAGTGGTTGCCAAATCAAAATTATTTAAACTCGTATCCTTTAAAGAGTTGGTTAATTTTTTATTAATAAATCCGTTATGTGTTGTTGACATTAGAATCCCACCTTAAAAATTTAATTCAGGATCTGATTCAGGATCAATGTCTGTGTCACCTGGTTGTTTACCACCTGTTCCACCACCACCTCCACCACCAGTTTCGTCACCACCAGTTTCGTCACCACCAGTTTCGTCACCACCAGTGTCATCGCCAGTATCCACTTCATTTTCGAAGAAAATAGCTCTAATTTGAATAGTACCAAAATTATTAGAGTCGGCATCTTTATTTATAGTTAATATAGTTTGAGGTGAATTCAAACTACTTAATTCTATTGTATCATTTTCAAAATTATCACCGCTTACTATTTCCCAATTCTGAAAGACGCTTTCCCCCATTCCCTCATTTTGTATTTCTGTGGCATTTAATACTATTTGAACATTATCATCACTCAAAACTTCATATGGTATTGTTGGATTATTACCATTAATTTGAGAACCATTAACATAAGCCTGTGTGTTTCCAAGAGGTGCTATGCCAATCACATTAACTTCAAATTCTATAATTGGTAAGAAAGCCGTTGCTGTTATTTCAACATCTTGACTAGGCATTATAAATTTATATCTTGCATTTCTGTATTCAGTTCCCCAATCGCTTGTAAATGAATTATCTTCGATTAACTCTATATTTAAATTTTCAGGTGTCGTAATAAACGGTCTTAACTGAACATCAGAAGGTAAATGGTCGTAACCAGTCACAAAAAATACAACAAGCTCGATTTCATCTCCTTCAATATAAGGCTCAGATTGATTAATATTAAAATTAATCAAATCAATACTTACGCCATCATCAACTCCAGCTTCACTTATTTCATTTAATGTAATATCATAAGCATTACCAAATTGTATAATTGAAGTATTATCAAATTCTTGAGAGTAAGGTGTTAGTAAATCTATAAATTTATCTAAAAAAGAATCTGACATTTTATTTAAAAAATTAAATAATTGTAACTTATCAAGTAAATTAAATTTCTCTATATTTTCAGATGATGCTTTTTCAATATCTAATGTATTAATAGGATTAATACCAATAGTGTTTAGTGATGATTTAATCAAAGATGAATCTAAATCAATACCACCTATTGTTGCAAAATTATCATAGTCATATAAATTAAATTCATAGTTCTTTGATGGGTTCAATAATATATTTGTTTCAAACCTTTCGTACCCACCTATTGATTGTTGGCCTTCTGGTGAATAAAGAGCATACACGGTACCAGAAATAGTATAGAAACCTGGTTTTTCATAATAGTGTTCTAATAATACAGACTTCTCTAATAACTTCGGTCTATCTATATACTCTATAGTAGAACCATCACCCCAATTTAATTTAAATAAATAAAATCCAGTATCACCTACATTTTGAGCATAACTGTCAAATCTATTCAAAGTGTTTCTTGTAGAGTAGTTATCTATATGACCATCTGGCGTTGGTCTTCCACTTTCTCTAGCATACAGATAATAATTTATCTTACCTTCTGTTGCTAAATAATATTCTGTGGAATTATTTTTTTTATCATAGTATTCATCTAACCTTATTATTTCGTCACCATTATTAGGATCTGTAACAAACGGTAGGGCATCCACAGAATACTGATATACTACAGAAGTTTCTATGTTTCTACGATACACTATCCCATCTCTAACTTCAGTTTTTAATGTCTCTAATTTACCAGTTAGATGAGGTTGAAAGGTATCTTGGTTAAAATTTATATTTTCCCAATAATCTCTATTGTCGAGAGTTTTTGTTCCCAATTCAACACGACCATGTTCTGGTAGAGAACCAACAATAGATTGATATGCTTGATTTATCAAGTTTTCTATAGTGGTAAATTTTGCCACTAGTAACCTCCACTATATCTAGTTCTACGAGTTCTCTTCCTAACTCTTATTTCTTGATTTGTTTTTTGTTTTGGTTCTTCTACCTCTTCTCCATCTTTATCTTGTTTATCCTCCCCCTCTTCTTCCTCTTCTTGCTCATCTGTTATTTCATCACCTTCACCCTCTTCCTCTTGTTCTCTCTCTTCCTCTTCTTCTTCGTCTGTTGGTGGTTCACCAGGATCATATGTATCTGGTTCAATTGGATCTTCCTCTTCAATTACATCAATACCAGGTATTTCCTCTCCTATACCACTTACAGTTATAGTTTGTTCAATAGAGGCTTCACCGAAATCATTAAAGCCAGTAAAAATAACAGTAAATTCTCCATTAGTAGTATAGTTGTGTATAGGATTTCTTTCTGTTGATGTATTACCATCACCGAAATCCCAACGAACACTATCTGCTCCAGCAGACTCATCTGTGAACTCAACTGGTTCTATTTCTTTAATTGTTACTATATCTTGTCCAACATCAGTTTCAGTTGTTGGTGATATTACATCTGCCATATTATTCTCCTATACCTGAAACTCTTCTTCTACTATCTCCACAGCATCCTGAACTGCAAGTAATAAAAATGAAAAATTCATGGATGGTGGGTTGCCTTGTTCAAAAGGTGCAACGGTATCTGTTTCATCTACATCTGTAGGTGTTACACTTAAATCACCAATCTTGTATCCACGAGCTCTTAATAAATCAGAACGGCTTATTACTTCTACTTTACATTTAGCACCAAATCCACTATTAGCAACTATCTCATTATCATTAAGTGGATTAACATGATTTAACCAATATTGTTTGTTAGTTAAATAATTTGTATAGTCAAATTCCGAATCCCCTTCAACTGAATACTGAATGGCAAAGTTAAATTCATAATCAAAACCACCTTGATGCTCAGGATTAAAAATTACATCAGTTACGCCTGTATTTAATCTAATCACATCCTCAGAAAAATTAACATTAATGATTTCATATTCATTATTATTTATAGTAATAATCATACCAACTGAAATATCTGAAATTGAATATGGTTCATTAATATTAATATAAAATGATATTGGATTAATAGAATTGACTGTGCCAGTTATTATTATATCTCCCCCAAAAGATGGTGTTTCTAATATGGTAGGATCGTAAGTAGCACAAATAAAAAACCACTCGTTTAAATCATCAGTCGGTATTTCTGGATAAAGACGATGCCAAAGGTATGATGGTCTATAATCTGGTATTGGTAAAGATTGTTGACCAGTTCTTCGAGGGTAACCACTTGTACCCCAATGATTATCTCTTAATCTAGTTCCATTACTATCTTTTACTACCAACCTCAAAATTCTTTTATATTCACCATTATTATCAATACTAGTTCTAGTTTCTAATCTAAATCCTTCTCCATCTTCTTGTAATGGATTTTTATAATTAAAAAGAGTTCCCTCTGATGTTTTACTAACAAACCTAACCCACATGGTTATTGTAAAACCATCAATTAGATAAGAGTTATTTTTTTGAAATTCTAATAGGTCATCACCTGGTGCTCTTATTATTATTGCTTGATTTGGTTTTCTTATTTTTAAAAAACCATCTGAAATGTTTTGATACTCAGGTCTATCATCCTCTAGTGTTTCAATAATATTGTCAACATCACCAAGATAAGTATTAAGTCGGTTTCTCATTGACTCAAGAGTTTTACCTTGATTGACACTACTACCTTCTGCCTGTTCATCTAATCTTGTTATAAAGGCATTTGATTGATTTTCATAACTAATACGAGACTGTTCGTCTTGTTCTTTATTTTGTATATCTTCTCCAACACCATCTCCGTCTACATCTTGAAATGTTGGTGTTGGTCCTATCAGACTATCAAACTCTGTGAAGAAGTCATTTACTTGATCTTGACGAGTTGTTTGATTTGGAAGTAACTCAAATATATTTGTATCTAATATTTCACGAGCTTTATCTACATCTATTTTATTTCCAAACTTCGGTTTTGTAAGTTGACTTAAATTTAATATATCTATAAAAGTATCTCCTACTTTTTTAGCTACATCAATATCAAACACATTACCACTATGATTAAATAATATTTTATATTGAATAACATCATTTTCATTTTCCGGTGGTAACTCTACTAATGTAAGTTCTAAGTAATTTTCTAAATCAATAATTTCTTGACTAAAGATATATTGACACATTTGCTCAAATGTATCACCAACTATATCTTTTCTATTTTCTAAAGTATTTCTATCTTTCTTATAAAATACAAGAGGTTCGTCTTCATTACGACCTGTTTGTTTTATACCATCACGAATGGTGGTTTGCATTGAAAGTATTTCTTCTTCAGATAATGTATTTGATTCAAACCATAACTTATAAAAAATATCACTAACTCTTTCGCGGGTGTCTTGTATATCTTGATAAGAGATTTTTCTAAAAATAATTTCATCAGGAATTAATTCATGGTCAACTCCTAACACACCCCTACCAATCATTAAAGTTCCATCTTCATGTCGATGATAAAAACCTATATATTGTTCTTCAGGATTAGTTTCAAAATAAAAATTATCGTTTTCTTTTGCCTGTAAATTAATTTCTACTATAGGATTTGATGTATCAATTCCTGGATTTCCATAACCCATAATTAAGTCCTCAGTATAAATTCAAAATCGTTGTCGTATATTATCTCTTGACCATCATCATTATTAATCTTTATCAAAATCTTATAAGCACGATTAGGTTCAAAAGAATTTAGGTCTTGTTTAAAATAGTTAGAAGTTGTATCACAACTCATTGTTGTGTAAGCACTAAATGGAACAACTGATTCGTTTGTTGCCATATCTATGATAGAATAAGAACCTGAACCATGTGGTATAAAACTACCACTTACAGTTTGAACTGATGTTGTAAATGATTTTTGTATATATCTTTTACGAGCACCAAATCTAAACTTAACAGTTTCAGTTTCTTTGTATGCTTCTCTAAAATGTATTGGATATAAATAGTTTTCACTATTACCACTCACATCTAAAGAAGTTAAACTACCTGTATTTGAGCCAGTTGCTGGTAGATGGTCATCCCATTTAAGTTCTAATTTTGGAGAATAAATGGTGTTAGTTTGTCTTGAGAAAAATTTAAGGTCTTCAAAACTACCACTTGATGTTTCTCTACTACCAGAAAGTCTAAGTAGTACACCATAATTATTGTTAGTCGAGTTAAACCATTTTTTAGCAATAGTTGTGATGTCCATGTTGATATCAGGCGACTCAGATGAAAATGCCTGTGTAACTTCATCCCCAGCAATATATGTACCACCCGCAGTAGCCCATTCTATCTCAGAAGCTCCTTCTCTGTTTTGTCTAAACTTCCAACTACATCCATCTGTTGTTTTTGGAACATCTGACTCTTTACCAACACCCTCATCCCAAGATTCACTTATAGGATAAGCAGCGATTGTATACTCTTCACTTAAACCACTTGTACCTTCCGTTTCGTATAGTCTAAGATTAACTTTATAATCATTAGGTAAGACAGATGAACTAATATAATTTTCTATTTCTGTGGCATTAAACTGAACAAGAATACGAGTTGGATGGTGAAATGCCCTATCAAAAAAAACTTTTTTTAGTTCAAGAACTTCGTCTTGCCCAACATTTTTGTCTTTGAAATCTTCACCCGTAAGTTCATTTGAACCACTATTAATAAAAGTGTCCTTAGTTGTAAAAAAATATCTATGCATTATACTACCTTTCCATATATGTCTTGATTAGAATTTTTCAACTCAAATACCGATGGTGTTATTGATGGTCTATAAACTCCATCCACAAGAGCATTTTCAAAATTATATTGAAATCCATAGTCTGTTTCTCCACCAGATACAGCTTCCCCATCTCCTTGTAAATTATATAATTTTCTACCACTAGCATATTCATCGGTGCCATCTTGAAATAGTTTTAGTTCTTTAACTCCGATTACACCATCTAACCCTAAGATATTATATTGTAAATCATTGAGATTTATTGATTGTCTAAACTGCATTTTTTCTATCTTAAAGAAATCTTTTATTACTTGAATTACATTTAGTTTCACTTCTGTTAGATTAAATCTTCTATCACCATTAACTACGAATCTAACACCAAAGTTTACTACATAGCCAGAATATAAAGAATTTCTTATTGTAAATCCAAAATCTACCTGATCGTTTACCATTCTAAACTGACTCAGATAAGTAGAAATATTTTGTAATACAAGTTGTGGTGTTTGGACTAATTGTTTATTTTGATTATAAGAAAGAGTAGAAACTAAAAGAGTTCCACCATCCAATCTTTCAACATAACACTTAGCAATACTACCAAATTTTTGTGGAAGAGATAATATTCTTGCCTGATAATCTTCTTTAGTTACACAACGAAGTTGAGAAGCAAAGAAAGCAGAAGCATTGTTTCTTATCTCATCTACTGTTTGACCATCTGTCCCACCAACACTTGGTTCATCATTTGTTACGGTTATGGAAACACCAGCTGGTGAGTTATTTACAGTTGTAAGTTCTCCGGCTTGAATATTCGAATCAGCTCCACCGCCAACTCTATAAGTAAAAGTTAGTGCCGTGTTAGATGGTGTTTCACCTAAGTTAAGGTTGTTACCTATGGTGGTGTTTCCAAAACTACCTATATCAGATAGATTTACTCCATTTATCGTTACACCAGCTTGTTCCACAGGATCTACGTTTGAACCAGAGTTACTAAATCTAAATAATCCATTTCCAAATTGTACTTTATATGTTTGTGTATCTTCGTCAAATTTAGATGTGAATTTTTTATTTGTCTTTATATATTCAGCAACATAAGGTATGGGTATGGATGAAACAGTATCAGTAGATTCACCTTGGTCATAAGCAGATGTTCTAACACCAGATGTTGTTTCTTCATTTGAATCACTATAGTGAGTTTCTTTTAAAACTTTTTCTTGTGCTAAATAATCTACTTCATACCATTTTTGACCTGAGGCATCTTCACATTTAATTATTTCAATTACATCATCCTCACCCAAGTCTAACTCTAAAAATTTAGTCGGACTTGTTACATTAAATGTTTTTGTTTTAGTTTGACCAGACACAGCTCTTACAAATCTTGTTAAAGTATATGAACTAGCTTCTCCATTACCATCAAGTATCGGAGCACTTACAGCAGGATCACCTGAACCACTTGCTGTAAAATCTATTTCATCAGTTGTTTCAAAAAGAATCTGTGAGTCTATGTTTGAAGCAATCTGTAATCCACTATCTATCGAGGATGGAGCTTCACCAAATAAAGGTTCGCCTGTTGTTCCGTCAGCATTTATTGTTGTCTCTACTTTTAACTTAACAACCGATGGTGTTTTGTTTGGAGTTTTATATCCAAGAAATTCTGACAACCTACGGATGTTTCTTTTTTCTGTTGCTGTTGCTAATAAATTTTCTTTGTAATTATAATCTATGTAATAAGAAAGTACATCACCTACATAACTCGACAACTCTATCAACATCATACCAGGTGATGTTTCGTTAAAGTCTTTGTATGTATCAGGAAAGTAAGATTTAGTATACTCAATCAAATCAGCTTTTATTGAACTAAAATCTTTACTTGTGTAGTTCACATTCGTTGGTACTAATTTTTGTTTCTCTGTATATGCCATTTTAATATGCTCCACCAGTTTCTTGTGTTGTTGATTCTCCACCACCAACACCATCAAATGTAACTTGAACACTTTCTAAACTATTGGGTGCTCTTCTTATATTAAATTCTATATTAATTTTTGTTTGATTTGCCTCGTTTCTTCGTTCTACATTTATATTTCTTAACTCGACAAAAGGCAACCATCTTTCAAACACATCTACAATATTATTTTCTATTTGTATTGTTAAGTCTTCGGTCATAGGTTCAAACAAAAGGTTTCTTAAATTCATTCCCAAGTTTGGTTGAAATAATCTTTCACCTTGATTAGTTTGTAGAAGAAGTTTAATATTGTTTTTTATAGCATCTATCGTTGTCTTTGTAGTTTTAAAATATCCATCGCCATTACCAACTCTACCAAAAGGAAAGTCAATCCCTACAGACACTCTTGTATCTTGGTCTTCTACAAATCTATCTTTTCTTCTGTCTAGTATTGGCATTATACAATTCCGCTTTTGTCTCTGTTTATATTCTTATCAACTTTAACCACAGACTGAAGAGAGTTTGGTGTGTCTGTAATACCCTTTGGATTATCTTGACTGACTTTGACTGATACTTGTAAAGGATTAACATTAGGACCTGCTGCTGTTTGTATTGTACCAGGTAAAATAATAGTATCAGCTTTTAAGTCGTGAACTCTAAAAACTAAGTCGTCAATATAATCTCTTATTGCCATGGCTAATTGTTCCGATAATACCTTTACCTTTTCACCACCCTCTTCAGAAACTTTAAAGTTCTTATCCTTTGTGGGTGTTAAATTCTGCAACAATGCAGTTTCTATAGCAGATTTAAGCGCCATTCTTAAACCTTGCCTTTTCTTCTACTTTTTGCATTACTTGTGAATAATCTTTGTTAAGAGCATTTGCCAGATGTTCAGGTAATCCTTGAGTATTTTCTGTTACAGATTGAACTTGTGGTTCTTCGGTTATTTTTTTCCAATCATCATTTGCTGCTGTTTCAGCAAGAATATCATTTAATATTGCATCTTTTGTTAGTGCAGTATTAGTTGATGGTAATGTCGGAGTCGGAACTCGTGACTGAGTATTTGTTTTTTCAGTCGAAGATGCGGTAAGTTGTGGCGCTCTATCTTCTACTATACTATTAGATCTACTTCTAACTAACACTTCATCTAACTTTTTTTCAAGTGCAGAAAATTTATAATCTAACTCTTCTCTTACTACTTCTCTTATTAACTTCTTAAATATATTAACCTTCATTGTTCTGTTCCCTCTTGTTTATTTCTATAAAATGGTGTTTACTTAAAAATCGTGTTCTCTTTCCTACTATGTTATCATCTTGATAAATTTTATTTTCATCTTCCTCTCTTGTTTGTAGTTCATCAATTAAATTTTGTATTCTTTGAAACATCGGCTCTGAGTTTTGGTCAACAAATGGAATCGGAACTCCTTGAACTAATGCTCTTGAATCTTGTAATATATTCATAATATCTAATAATAATGCTCTCAGTTCATCACCTAATACCAACGGTTCTTTTTTAGACTTTGCTGGTACTCCTAAATAAATATTACCAGAATTAATAACTGAGTTACCTTGATTGTTTAATGTGAAATTCTTTTTAGCACCAAAATTTATATTTCTCTGTGATGATACAGTAAAATCTCCTTGTGGATCTCTAGCATCAAATGTTATCTTATCAGATGCTATTATTATTTGATTAAATGTAGTTCCTTCATCTAATTTACCATAATCATAATTAAATACTTCTTCTGTGTTATCATTACCTAAATTTAATTTAAAAAGAGGATTGTCATTTTCTGTTAATATATCTGTTGATAATCTAAATCCACTATTAAGAGTAAAGTTTTCTTCTAAAGAGCCATTTGATAACATCGATACTATTGAACCTCTGCTCAATCCTTCTTCAGTATTTGTATTAGCATTACTTATATTTAAAGTTGGAAATACACTTCTTGAACCTATTCTAATACCATTACCATGCCTTCCCTCTAATATTAAATCAGAGTGTTTAGATGTTTCATTGTCACCTAATAAATCTATAGTCTCATTTCTTCTTTTCCCTAATTTTTTTACTCTATCAAATGGATAATCAGTTCCATAACCAGACTTTGTATCCACATCCTCTTTTCTATCAAAACCTCTACTTTCTAATTTACTGCTATAAAAATTAGCATATGAAAAATTAGGATTATTAAAAGTATTTAAAGGTCCCATATAATAAAACTTTTTTGATATCAATGTAAATAAAACAATATCACCTCTGGTTATAGAGTCACTTATGCCTCTAAATAAAGGTCTAGCTTTTACTTTTCTGTGAACAGTAGGTAGTGTCGTATTAAAAGGTTTTAACTCAACTATCTGAGATGATTGAAATTCTTCATCTTGTTTATCGGTTTGACTTAAAAAAACCTTATTAACAAATCCTAAATTAAACTCTATAGATTTAGTTGCTAAATCATCAAAAATTCTACCTAAAGGCATTATGAATCACCATACTTTTGTCTTATCTCAGTCATATCAACCATGTCGTCTTTCTTCTTCTGTAAGTCTTCTGCTACATCTTCTAAAGAAGCCATTAGTTGTTCTTTTTCTTCTTCTGATAAAAATCCAACATCACTTTCATCTACAGTTTGCTTGGACATTATCCTCTGATATAGAGTGGCTAGTTTGACAAGGTTGTCATCATTCTTGATACCCACATCCATTAGTTCCTTAATAATAGGACCTACGATAGCGATATCTTCAATACCTTGTATGTAACCATGTACCTCTTGGATTAACAAGTCGATTTGAGTTTTCTTTAACTTGTTATTCTCGTATATCTCTTGGGATAAATCCGAGAAGTTTTTGTCACCGAATATTTTTATATCATTGTCCATACATATAAATATAGTATGGTTACAATATTACACTAAAGAACCTGTATATCTTAGGTTATCTATGTGACCTCTTGTAAGCACTTCTTCTTGGATTTTAGGATATATTTTACGGAATGTATTCGTAATCTGAGTTATTTTAGATGTTTTAACATCTGTCATCTCACGAATCATTATATAGATTGCTTTCTTATTAAAGTTATCTATGTTATCTTTATTTCTACAAAGATATAATATAGACTCAGCAATTTCTCTGTCTTGGTCCTTTGGAAAGAGTCTTTCTATATTTGACTCAAAATAATCAATAGTCTTTTTAAATACATCAGATGATGGATTTTTGTTTATAACTTCATCATCATGACCGTGGTCATATAAAACATCTATGTCGTCATGTATCTTCATCTTCTTATAGTTAGCATTATTATTTAAGATAAGATAATTTTTTGCTACCACAGAAAAATAACTAAAAGCTTTACTCCCCTTTGTTTCATCAAATTTGTGCATGTTAAGAACAAGGTTAGAAACAACCTCTTCTTGTAAGTCTCTAAACCCATAACTAAAATAACTAAACTTAAAAGTATTAATTATATTTTCTGCTAACTTAAGAAATGCTGTATGTATTTCCTCAGTATAAATTTTATTTCTCTCTGATGGGCTACCAGAGTGATTATATCTTACAATAGCATCGTGTACAGGTGTACCAAAATATATTTTACTTTTCTTTCGTCTCTTTTTCATTTTCTTCAACCTCGGTTTCAAATAAATTATCTAAGTCTTTTCCAAGTTGTTTTACTTCTTCAAAGAAGAAACCAACCTCATCGTCTGATTCAAATGTACCTTTATCGTCTATTACTTTAAGTTGAAGTTTTATTGATTCTATTGTATTGCTTATGTTTAGTATTATGTTTTCGTATGCGGTGATACGGCGTAATGCGTAAAAAGTTACTATTCCTAAAAAGGTAGCAACAATTCCTAATGTAACTGTAATAATGTAATGTAACAATTATGACTCTAATTCGATAATTTTATTATCTATTAAATCTATGACTTCTATAAGTATTTCGTTTTGGTCTTCTTCATGGTGTGTATCTATTTCTAATAACAAAGCTTTTAAATCTTCTAAAAAGATTATCATCTCGTGATTCATTAAGCATCTCCTACTATTTGACTAAAGAGTTGAAAAAGTTCTTCATCATCCCACTCAACTAACTCTTCAATATGTTTATCTATTGTCGAAACCATATCTTTCAAATGACCATCTTCGAATTGTTGCATCGTCTTATTATACAATTCAGGATTTTCTATTTCTAAGACATCAAGTATTTGATTTATTAAATCATTGGCATCTGTAAGATTCTTACGAACCTTATAAAACATTTCTTTATGTCTTGATTGCTCAATTTCTAATGAATCTAAACGACTCATTATGAAAGATAATACTTTAATGATTTGTTCGTTATTTTCTTTTATTTCCATACACTCATAAATATTCTGCCATTCAACCAAATCACTTATATTTAAGTATTAAGATTTTAGATTTTTAATACACATCCATTCCAATATCACCTAATGTTTTTAAGTCTTCACGACCATCACATTCGGAGTAATCATTAACAGCAATGTCATCTAATTCATCCTCATTAAAGTAATCAAGATTAACTCTCTTGTTTTCTTTATAATTAGGAGTAGATGATGAATGTTTATCCATAGACTTCATTTGTCTTTTATCATCTGCTGTTAATTCAAATTGAGAAATATCAATTGTTTTAGTTTTCATGTTTAACCTCTTGTTTTATTATTTAAATTTTAGGGGCATAGAAGAAAGGAAGAAAGAACTATGCCCCATAAGAACCTCTTATAAATGAGATTCAATTCTTTGAGAACGATAACCTATTTAAGTATCCATAATAATATACAAACAAATAACCATTAAGTCAAGCATTATTTTTGAGAACTTGAAACTAAATTGTTAGAAACTTGTTCACTTAAAAGTGATTGTATTGTGAAATATAAAGAGGGATTTCGTTTCAACAAATCCTTAAAATCTTTTTGTGGCCAGACTAAACATTCCGTAGTGTGTGCAACTTTACAAGTAGCAGTAGCTGGTTTCTCTGTAAGAAAAGACATCTCTCCTACAAACTGACCATCTTTTAGTTCAGCTACTTTATTATCATTAACTAAAATATCAACCATGCCATTGTAAATTAAAATTAAATCATTGACAGGTTTACCTTGTTGAATAATTGGTAAAGGTGATTTGAATTTTTTCCATTGAGCAATTTTAGTAATCTTTAGAAACTCTACTGGTGATAAACCACGAAACATAGTTTCGTATAATTCTTTTTCTTTAGAAGACATCTTAACAGGTCTCTTTTCGTAAATGATAACTGCTATGTGATAGATATTAACTAAAATAAATATGATGTTCCAATTTATCGCTAACCACATAGGTTCTACTGGTATGTAAAAATTATAAAGAACAGAGAACAAACTAGCTAGTATAGATAGTATTCTAAGATACAGTATATCCTTTACCAAAAAAGAAAAGGCAATAAGACCAAAGGCTAAGTGTCCAGCTAAAGTTGCTATATTCATTTTAGATTCTTTTGAACTCTCTTTACATAAAAGTTATTACTAATATAATTATTAGAATATTTTTTTGTGACGGTAGGACCGTGACTATATGCAGTAAGTGTTGATTCTAAATCATCGAAGTGTTCGTTAAGTTGAGATAGATATTTTATGCCGACAGTAACATTTACATACGGATCAAACAAGTCTTGTTTAGGTGTTTGAAACTCGGACATAGCCGTTGATGGTAATATCTGCATTAAACCAATCGCTCCACTTGTGGAAACGGCTTTATAATTCCAATCGGATTCAGTTTGTATAACGGCTTTAACCATTTCATAATCAACCCCATACTCCCAACAGAGAGCCTCTATATAAATAAGTATGTGTTTAAGTTTAGATTTATTCAAAGAAGATTTAATCTCCTCTGCCTGTAATTCGTAGTCACTTGGAGCAAACGGTACATTAACCATACGAACAACTGTTTCGGTTTTTGTTTGTATTGGTATATCAGGTTCTATTATCTCTACATAAACCATAACAGACACAGCAGTTGTTAATACACCTAATAGGTAATATAGTTTATTTACTGACATTGTATTTCCTTTCTTTATTAATAAATATAAGGTGGCACTTCTTCTTTTAAGTCGTTGACTATTTGAGGACTAAAGAATTAGTACCACCTTATGAATTGTTTTCTAACTTCTTGAAAAACTTTTTTTCTTTTGAGGACATCATTTGTAGTTTAGAAAGGTTGTCAATCATCTTACCTTTTTGAACTAATGATATTTTATCTTGTGAATATAACTCGTTTACTTTGTCTACTGCCCGTTGATAACCCCATTCGATGAATTCTTTTACGATATTTTGGTAGAGTGTTTCGGTCTTCATATGAGAGAACTTTTGAGAGATTTTTTTTAAAGATTTTTTCGCTGCCTGTTTGTTATATATATTATCATAATACTTTTCCAACCACCTATCCCAACTATTATCAGCAAAGATACCTTTGGCAGTTCGTCCACCATTAGCAGACCTTCGGTCTAATCTCTGAATATTTCTTTTAGTATCTTCTTGGACAGGTTGGACAATCGCACCTGTTTTGTGTGGATACACGACATGTGCTGAATACTTTTGAGTATCAGAACATTTAATACAAGTGTATAGACCGAGTTGAACTCGTGATGAATCCAACTCAATCGAACACTCTTTACATACTATATCACTTGTCGTCTGCAAACCTATCAAACGGGTCTAACTTCTTATCAGTTATAATGGCTTTCTCTATCTCGTCTTTGAGATAATACAAGTCACACCTAGCGCCGTCTATATAACCTTGTGAATCCACATTAGCATTATATTCTGGTAAGGTGTTCATAGCATCATCTAACTGACTTTCTATCGATGTTAATGTGTCTAGTATTTTTTTATAATCCATAACTTGGCATATCCCTATCTAAATCAACTTCTGTATCAAAGCCTGTGCTCTGTAAACCATCCATATAACTACCGCACATCCTATCGGTCATATCTTTTTCTAACCTAGCCATCAACGCCTTATTACCTTCAGGACTCATCCAATTAGTCCTATGGAACTTACCATTAACCCACATATCAACCACTTTGATTGAATCTGTAATACTGCTATGGCAATACTCCACTTTAACATTGTCATTACCGACAACATATTCATACACATATGTCATATTAATTGACTCCTTTTACTTTACTGAAAAATTCATCCTTAGTGATACCAAGATTACCGTTGGTTTTCCTACCCCAAGAATAGTCATCTTTTAGTCTTCTATTAGCTAAGACATCAACGAAGAAATCATTTGTAGGATTAGTACAAATAAAGTCATAGTTTTTTAGAAACCTCTGAACCGCATCACCTCTGAAGTGATAACTTCTTTCCCACCTAAGATTACAAGTATTAGCCCATAGAGTAGGATTGCCACTCCAATCGGTATCTTGTAGAACATGGTGAATAGTACCACTTCTTTTATTAACCCAATAACCATTTAAGTTCTTCATATTTTTCCTTTTCTTCATATGTGAATATACTATAGAATTAGTATATGTGTCAAGCACTTTTTATAAATAATTTGGACCTGTCCAAGAATACCAATTACTATTAGTGTCAAAGATAGAACCTCTTGACCACTTTGCCGGTGCTCTCCAACCAGCGGCTTTGAACACATCACCTTTCTTGTGTGGTATCCCTTTGTGAACTCCATCAGTTTTAGCGATGAAACCCCAAACCCTATTCTGTTCAATAACCTTATCAAATTTCCTACCAGAACTTATTTTTAAACCACTCCTAAATTGATTGACTCTATCTGTATTTGGTGAATTTAATCCTTTATTCCAATTAGCATAACTATGCCCAATACCATCAAGTAAGTTATCTACTGCTTTATTATATACCATAAGCCAACTCCGCTCTCATAGCATAATACTCAGCTGCTGTTTGCTCCAATAAATTATCGGTTGGATTACCCAAGATATCTTCTATAATGTCTATGTCGTCTTGACTAAGAGCATCAAAGAACTCTTCGTTCTCTATGTCATTAATATGTACACCAGCAAAGATGTCATAACCACCATCGACTAACATTGGATAAGTCACGCCATTTTCATCGATGACATTTCCAACACTATTTAATTCAATCAAGTTCATTACTTATTTCCTTTTTTTCTATTAAATAAAAAATCTAATATATTATCAGCAGTTCTATTCTCTTCGACTATCTCATTAAGATTATCAAATAGATTTAACTGATTCTTGTGATTACCATAGTCAGTTCTTTCAACTACATCACCGAAAGCATTTATCATTAAGTTCTTCATGTTTATCCCTTTATTCACACCTAAAAATACAAAGAATAATCGAGAAAGTCAAGCATTATTTAAAACTTTTTTTATTTTTATTTACTATATAAGTGTAGTTCCATTTACCATCTTCGTCTTTTCGGTAAACTGCTTGAATGTTCTCCCAATCATAATGAAAGGAGCAGTATTGTGTAAGTTTTTTATTGTCATTTGGGAATATAAAACTATCGAAGTTATCGGTGTATTTATGTTCCACTCCTTTATAGTCCACAAGTGGATAGCTAGTTACCTTTGTTGGAACTCTTGCTATTGGAACTTTTATATTTGTAGCACATCCAATAATACTGAACATTATGAATCCACATAAAAAGAATAATATAAATCTCTGCGTGTTTGTCATTTGATTACCTCGTTGAGTCGTGGGTGAGAATCGAACTCACTTAGACGGGTTTGCAATCCGTTGCCTAACCATTCGGCCACCACGACATTTAAGTGGAGCTGACTGGACTCGAACCAGCGACTTCCTCCGTGCAAGGGAGGCGTTCTCCCAACTGAACTACAGCCCCATTAATTAAAAATCACCAGGTGCTACTTGGAAACAAGTAAGACCTTCAGCTCTCCACATATCCACGACCTTTTGTCTGTCATCAACTGTCATAAGAACATCGTCTTTGTCTACAAATATATCCAACATCTTCTTCTTTAAAATTTCATCAGGCATAAATCTCATTTCAGGTGTGGCTGGATTGCCATCAGCAATTGGCCAAGACTTATCCTTGAACTTATCAGGTCTCATAACCAAAAGGTCAAATGGTACATCCCACCAAACTAACCAGTCTATAGTTGCTTCATAACTCCTATCGTTTCTACCTGAGAAGATAACGATTTTGTATCCATCTTGATGAAATGTTTGAGCCATCTTGATGACAGGTATGTTTGGTTCATCTAGCTTGATGTTATCAGCATCAAAGAATACATCCCAATCCATCTTAGATTGAGTTGGTTTATCACCGGTGGGTGAACCAGCTTTTATTCTTCTCTTTTCTATAATAGCCAAAGTTCCATCCAAATCAAATATAACAGTTTTCTTATTCACTACTTATCCTTTTTATTAAATCTTTTTCCTACAACACCAAAATTCATATCAGGTAAATTATTGTGTTTCCATCTACCTACGAGTACGATTGGTTTTTGATTCTTAACTTTCATTTTTTATCTCCTTATTACCCCTAAAGCTAATAAAGAAAATGTATATAAGTCAAGCAATTTCTTTCTTTAAATCAATTTTTTCTTGTTGTCGTGATTTGCGTTTTTTACTTTTAATCACTTTAGTGGTGGGTATCGGAAAGTCTGACATCTTTGGTTTGAATATCCTATCGTAGTTCTTATCGTATTTCTTTTTATCTTTCACTCTACTCTTATCACCTTTTCCAGCTTCTGAGTATTTCTTTTTCATTCCCATTTCCATCCATTGTTTATTTGCATTAATACAATAATAAGTATAACACCTAACAATATATAACTCATCTCCAATCCGACCTTAGATATGGTCTGTGCCATAACTCACCTGTATTTGGTAATCTAATTAGATAATAGTATCTTTCATCTATTATGAACATCTCACTAGAAGAATGTGGATTGACTACTTCAAATACTATTCTTTCCCTTAGTATCTCTCTAATCTCATCAGAGTAAACCTCAACCATATTGTTAAAACTTGCCGGTTCAATTATCTCAATTTCAATATTACATTGTAAGTCGTTACTTGGAACTAAACGATAGGGCACCATTTCAACAGGTGTTGTTGCGTTTGGATATCCTTGTCCTTTAAGACTAATACCAAATGCAAATGCTAATATTGCTATTACTATATGTAGTATAGATAATGTCGACTTCTTCATTACCAATCCCTAAAGTAATCTTTGTAAAGATAGAATGTTAATGCTATAATCATTACAGCAGTTGCTAATCCAAATTCAATCATGTTGACTCCTATTTTATTTGTAAATTCTTTAGTTTATCTGGTACATTCTGTTGTATGTAATGTTGTATTACAAATGCTTCTGCTATATGAGAGAAGAACCAAAAGAATGTAAGTATCGGAACATATATTCTAAAGTCCAATCCCATCACAGAAACTCCCAACCAAGTAAAAAATATCATACCCATTGACTTAGTTAGAAAACTTATACCAGTAAATCCTAATGACATAACACTACCTCTAGCAACCACAACATACACACCTAAAGCTAGATGTATTAAGTTAAGAAAAGATGGCGCTATAACTCCCATTAAAAAATATTCTGCTATCATTTAAATGACCTTTTCTATTTAATTACCATAATATACGAAAAAAAATATATTCGTGTCAAGTGTTTTTTGTAACAATTTTCGTTATTTATTAGTGGTAGGGGAAAGTCCTCTACCTTTTTCCTTTAACTAACGGAGAATAAACATGAAGGAAGTAATAACAATGGTCAAAGGATATGTAGATGACATAGCTCATCTTATGATGTCCTTTGTTGCCATAGGTGCTATATCTGAAGTAATCTTTGGAACTGGTGTCTTTGGTGTCAAAGTTATTGGAAACCTAACATCAATTATCGGTACATTCGGCGAGTCCGGATTTGCTGGACTTGTCGCTTTATTGGTGTTGGTGGGTTTATTTCGTAAGTAGGTAAAGATAAAAAGGGATGGCATACCTACTTGTGCCATCCCTTCGGTTATAAACTTTATTTAAATAATATAGGTAACTTATATCTCACTCTAACAGGTCTTCCATTTTGTAACGCTGGTTTAAATTCTAAACACATTACTTTATCGATTATCGTCTCGTTTAACTTAAAATTAAAAGTATCTACTATATTGGGTTCTATAACTTTACCTTCTGTATCTACTGTAAACTCTACTAATACATTACCAACAAAAGACATTGTATCTATATGCTGAACATCATAGTAACTAAGATTAAAAGGTTTCTTTACTTTGGGGTGTCGACTCTTACCTATCGGTAAGTCTTGGGCTATCAACGAGCCCATGAGTAACATACTCATCAGGACTCTCATGGTTCTTCTCCTACTTATGAGGGTTATTAACTATCGCTTCTATAAGTAAATATAAAAGATATTAAAATAATATGTCGCCAGACATATAAAAAAAAGCGCTATAGGTAAAAAAATACTCCCAAAATTTTTTTGTATAGGGTGTTAGTAAAAAAACATTTTACCTATACCACATTTTATGATTAGATTTAGGTATCAAAGATAAGGAAAAAACAATGAAGTTATACAAATCATCAAGACAAACAAACCTATTTCCTCAAGGTATTAAGAAACAAAAATGGAATAGGGGGAATCCACTAACAAAGAAAGATAAGTTATATAGAATATCTACTTACAATAATATAAGAAGTAATGGTGGTACTTTAAGAGATGTGGCCATAGCGTGGGGTATGTCACCAAATAGTTGTGGTACAGTACATTACAAAGTTTGGGATTATAAAGAAGAGTTAGGAATAAAATAAAAAGCGCTATGGGTAAAAAAGCAACCTCGGGATCCATACGACCTTAGCCGGGCTAAAGTATTACTTTAGCGTTTTGGAAAACCAAATGAAGATTAGGTATAGGAGGGGGGTACAGCAATAGGGCTGGTCAAAGGAGATTGAAACCCAGCCCTACGCCGTTTAAATGTGAGCCACCCACCTCGGAGGCCTTTTAACTCATGTCAGACACAAGAACCTCGGAGGTAGGGTGGATATCTTTTAGTTGTTGTCCTCTATCTCGTGGTCGGTGAATAACTCTTCGTCACTACCATCAGACACGAACTTCTGTACTATCTGTTTGACAAAGGTACGTTCACTATCCACACCACCTGTCGGGTCATACTGAGGGTAGATGGTGATGTCAGCAGCTTCCATTAGACTAAATCCATCGAAGAGTAACCCAGCAATCTCTACTGAGGTTCTTGTTGATACTCCACTCGTTATACGAGGGTTATCGGTTTGAGCCTCTGTACGAGTTAGATGGGTAATGGACGATAAGCTCTTCTTCGTCATTAAGTAAGTCCATCTCAATGACAGTAAATCTATCCATAAGAGCCTTATCTAGCTGACGAGTCGCTGTGTATTCATTACCTATATTAGCAGTCGCAATAAAGGTAACTCCATCAGCCACTTTAATGGTATCTTGACCATCTGCTTCGTCCAACCTTAAGTATCTCTGACCTTGGTCGAGAACCGTCATTAAGATGTTCCAAGCATCAGGATGAGCCCTTGTTAACTCGTCTAAGAGGATAACAGCATTCTCTGTCTGAATAGCCTTGACAAAGAGAGACTCAGAAAAGAAAGTACCTTTCTTCTTGTCGAAATGAACATTACCGATTAGAGATGCTCTCGGGTCTTGAGTAGCACCCAAGTTGAAGTAAAAGTCAGGTCTGTCAAGGGCATTGACAAGTGATTTAGCCGCCATAGTCTTACCACAACCGGCTTGACCTGTCATCATGATATTCTTACCTCTGACGGCTGACCTAATAAGGTACTTCCACTTCAACTCTTTCATAACGAGCCCTTGTGGTTTTAAACCATAGGAATTAGAAATAAAATCTACGATAGCCTCATGACCATCAGGTATCTCTACATCGGAAGGGGCTTCAGGTACATGGGATACTACACCAAATTGTTCCATTGGTACTTTCCACCAATAGATACGACCATTCTTGCCCTCTCGACATTCAAGAGCCATACCAGCGTTATACGCTTTTTTCCTCGTGCCAGTCCTTATAGCAGAGGTATATTTTTTACCATCACTATCGACAGCGTTATATCGATTACCCGATTTAACGACTTGAACGACAGTTCCAACAGTTGGTTTATTCATCCTTTTTTTCTCCTTTATTTACAGTTAAAGCTACGAAGAATAATGGTTAAAGTCAAGCATTTTCTTCAATTATTTTTGGGACGCCAGAAGTATTTCTACTAGCAGTGACTCTTAATCCTAGTCCCTAACTGTAGTGTGGTGGGGACTTGAACCCCACAGCCGCTCTGAGTGTGCCTCAACGAACTATTCAGAGAATCACTTCCTTTCGTTCTACGACTCCACTAGGCTAGATAGGTGATTAATCCATCCAATACCCTTCACACCAACCTCTTTGGGGAGCACATCCCCTCAAGGATACCTAAATATAACACGAAAAAGCAATACAAGTCAAGCATTAATTAGCGTTTTTCTGGAATAAATTGGCGTAATCAATCCAACGCTAACTTAACGCCCATAGTCGGAATATAACACTAAAACAGCATATAAGTCAAGTAAAATGCTATAAAACCTATAGAAAAATAATTTTTGCTAAGTGTGTGTGAGCACTATATGATTCGATGTGTCATATAGTCAATAATCAGTAGATTTGTCAGATGTATAGTCTTATATTGCTGCGAAATTACCCACGACTCCCCACCTGTAACCATTTAGATGAAGTATTATATTGAATATTTTGTGTGTATCCCTCGATAGAGGGTAAGAAGTGTTATAAATAAGAAAGTGCTAACTATTGAATATGTCTCGTTCTAACTCACGAGAAAGTCGGTAAGATACGAATACAACAACAAGGTAAAAGATAACTTCTACCATAACTCATCCACTATCTGGTCAAGTAGCCACAATATAAAACATACCGTTATACATTCCAATAACATCATTCCCCCCTTCCATCATTTATAATACCTATCAAATCTGCTACTAGGGGATGATACTCAGGATGTTGAGCAAGTGTACTTATTAACTTTTCCACATACTCTGCTGGTATATGTCCAATCTCAGGATGGTCTACTAATATTTTACCCGCGTGAAAAAAACTATCAATGGCTTTATGTACATCATCGGGATGGTCACCCTTAATACGAGCTTTCCCATCCACATAGTCGTTGATGAGAGATTCATAATATTCTTTATCTATCTTTTTTTCCATAATTTCCTCTTGTCTTTAGGAGTTAATCCTTTGATACGATACTCTTCTTTGAGAGCTTCACTTGCTGTAAAACCTGACTTATACCATTTTAATTCAAATGGTAGTCTACTTCGTACATATTTACTTCCCTTACCACTTTGATGTTCCTTCATCCTTCTATCTATATCACCCTTACATATACCTGTATAAATACTTCTATCATTACACTCTAATTGGTAAACAGACCATTCCGCAACCATAGGTTTCTTTGTAAACGGGTCTTTCTTTATCTTTTCATTGTTCATCATATTTAATTTATCCGTCGCACTTAGTAGACCTAAATGGTCTTTTATGTCAAGCAAATCCGATTCTATTTTATCCAATTTCTTGGTCACCTTTTCCATTTCTTTAATCGAGACAACTCCATGACCATAGACCTTATGAGGTCGTTTAATTATTTGTAGGATTTGTCTAATAGACTTCTCTACATTTAACTTTGGTTTTAATTCTTTTAACTTGTCAAGGTTACTACTCATCTTTACTTCTATCCCTACGATTAGCCCAATATACCCATAAGGTTACCATAACAATAGGACTTACCAACACACCCAATATCACCAACAAAAAGCTAAACATCATCATCCCTTTCATCCCAATAGCGGTCAAATAAGTCTTCTTTGCTTGTGTCATCCCAATCCATCCCATAATTAAAATAGTCTCTTATATAACTATCTATATCGGAACGATTAAAATAAAGTCCACGAATGTTTGGTGGACGAGTCTTTCTATATTGTTCTTGGTCTTGGTTGATACGCTTCCAAAGGTAATAACCCAACTTATTCGCGTTTTGCATTTGTCCATTTACCCTTCGTCATTGTTACATCATCCTTCGGATACCACAATCCAATGCCTGAATCTCCACCTTCCATCACAAATACCATTTCTACACCATCAATAGTTTTTCTTTCTTGAGCATAACCACGGCGTTCTACTATATGAACACCATCGGGTTTATACTCCACTTTCTTTACTCTACACGGATTACGTTTTGTCATTTTGACTCCTCTTCGTCATCATCCCAACTTGGTAGATTCATCCCTAATTCCCATATGATTTCATCTAAACCTTTTGCTGGATGTTTATTAATTTCTTCTCTTTCTTTTTGATTTAACTTTGCTAAGTCAGCTAGTTCATCAAGATGGCGCTCAATAGATGTTCTTGGTCTTGGTTCAAAGTCAAACGGATTATCTTCATTATATGGGTAAAGGTCATACATCTTGGAATAAAATGGCATAATCATTTCATTGTATTCGGGATGTAACTTCATAAGATGTTTTACACAAAACATCATACGAACCCAATCTTTTGGTTTGACTTGAATTGGTTTACGCAAAACCTAAACTTTGACTTAATAGCGAATGAACCATAAGTTTCTCGTATTCATCATCACTTATTTTGTCCACACTTTTAACCAATAAACCTTGTAATTCTCCATCGGTCATACTTGATACGATATAGTCGATGGCATCATCAAGAGATTTACGAGCTTCATCGGGCATCTCTTCGGTTGATAATTCTATTAAACTATCGATTAGTTCGGGTAATGTCATTTTAACTCCTTATTAATAATTATGATTTATATATATAACCCACAAAAAAAATTTCCCAAATTTCTCAATTAACTCTTCCAAAATTTCACTCTCGTACTCGTTCCATTTACAAATGCCTCCCAACTACACTCATCCCATAAACAATTCCAATAGTGGTCGAAACCCTTTCGCGTGGCTGGTTTCATTCTCCAGCCACACGGACACATAGGGTTGTTTTTGAGTTTTTTATTGTGTAACCATTTTCGAATCATTTACTTCTGAAGGAACTTGTCATTCATTGTTTTGGCAACATTCATCATGTTAGTACAATCGATGAAACTCGCATCCTTACCATACATTCTTTTGAAAGTATTTTCATCATTTTCACTTCTGTAACCCTCAGAGATAAAGTAACTCATGATTTTGATTCCATTATTCTTCATCATTTTTACCATTCTTCTGGTGTGGTCAATAGCTCTGTCACCAGCATAATAAACATCATGACTAGCGTATCTTCTACCACCAGTAGAGAACCAAGGCGCTCCATCTGAATAGTTGATGAAATAGTTATCTTCACCATTTGAACCTTGTAACCACTTCTTCATAATGGCTTCGTAACATAGTGACTCAGGAGTAACTCCACCAGGCTGAAGAGCCTTCCAAAGAGTTTTGATTTTAGTCAACTTATCTTTCTTACTGTTGTAAATAATCACAACAATCGGCTTATCTTTGTTAGTCCATCTAACATCAACAGTAACTTGAATGTTTCCAGCCATATCAGCAGCTTTACACATCGCAACAGCAGACTTAATGGCTTTCTCAAACTTTCCACCACTCATAGAACCAGAACCATCAATTGACAAGTGTAAGTTAGCTTTATTGTATCTTTCTTTCTGAATCTGTGAAAAGACATTCTCATTACCAAAACCTAACTCAGAGATTAATCTCTTATTGATTTTACCTGTGTTTTGTCTCGTGAAAATCAAATCTTTCTCTTCACCACGAATCTTAAGTTTTCTACCGAGAATAGCACCGAGTCTGAAACCTTCGTTGATTGCCTCAACCATTTGAACACCACCACTCCAATTGTATCTACCATCGTAATAAGAGTCATCAAGAGAACGAAAGAAAGGAAAGGCACCACTCTCAATAAGTTCTTTAGTTAGTGAAGGAATCACAACAGTTCCAACTTTACCAATTCTACCATCACCAACCTCGACCAACTCTGTATTTGAGTTTGATAGAGCATTGACAATCTCTGAATCTTTTTTGGTCAAAGTAGATTTTGGAGTTTGACCATCCAAGAACTCTTTTTGTTTATCAAACATATTCTGAATTTGTTTCTGTTGTTGTGGAGTCAACTCATCACCGTTTGACTTTGTAGGAGCTCCATCATCAGGAGTCATCTGAGCATCACCAGTGTCAACCTCAGTTCCATCTCCATCAGAACTACCTTCAGACTCTTTATTTTCACCACTCTCGGTATTTTCGTTGTTACCTTGACTATTACCCTCTTCAG